AAAGGGCAAGGGGAATTTCATGACAACAAAGCTAGATTCCGTTTACTTGCATGTGGTAGAAGATGGGGGAAGACTATCTGCGGAGCCAACGAATTCCTGCGACTTCTTACTGAATCCCCCCAAAAAGCAGTAGGCTTCTGTGTAGCACCTACTTATTGGCACACTCAAAAACAAATGAAAGAGTTCTTGCTTTACTGTCCACGACAACTAATCAAAGCTATCAACAGATCAGAAAAACTAATAACCCTCATAGGCGATAGACAAATTTGGTTTAAATCCGCTGACATTCCAGACAGTCTACGAAGTGAAGGTTTAGATGTACTCTGGATCGACGAAGGAGCACAAATCACACAAGACGCATGGGACTTAGCATTAAGACCCGCATTAATGGATAAGCATGGCAAAGTCATATTCACTGGCACACCAAAAGGACATAATTGGTATTGGCGCGAATTCATGCGTGGACAGGACCCACTGCAAACCGATTATAAGAGTTGGTCATACCCAAGCATATCAAATCCATATTTAGACCCCAAAGAAATAGAAGTCTTCGCAAGGGATATGCCAACTCGGGCTTATCAACAAGAAATCATGGGATTGTTCATTGAAGATGTTGGAAGTGTATTCAGAAATGTTGAAGACAATATTCAAGGCAATCTGGAACCGTATAACCCACAGAAAACCTACGTTATGGGAAGCGACCTCGCCAAACACACAGACTACACCGTCAACCTCGTGCTGGATCAAAACGGACACTTATGCGCTTTCGACCGTTTCTCTGGGGCTGATTGGAACTTGGCTATCCAACGAATCACCAAACTGGCAAACGACTACAGTGCACGTGTACTCGTGGATTCCACAGGCGTAGGCGACCCAATCTATGATGCGTTGCGTAGGCAAGGCCTCAGGGTTGAAGGCTACAAATTCACAAGCGCATCAAAGGCAGACTTAATTGAGAACTTAGTTATGGCAATAGAAAAGAAAGAAGTAACTTACCCCAACATTCCAGAATTAATCAACGAACTAAAACTGTATGGTTACTCGCAGACTAAGGGCGGCACAACGCAGTATGGGGCTCCAGAAGGCTACCATGATGACATTGTAATCGCATTGGCGTTGGCTTGTTGGTTGACAAAAAAACCCCAAGCTAACCCTGCATTCCTATTGTTAGGCGGAGAATAAAAATGACTAAAACTCAAGGCTACAAAATCATGAAAGACGGAGTCATGCTAATTCACCCAGACATTCAAGGCGACTCTAAAACTACAGGTGACAGTATCCAGATTCCACAAGTTGGCACTGCACTTGGCGCAGGATTCGGAGACACAATCACAGACAAAGACCGCGCTTTTGCTGTTGAACGTGAACCTATCGCCCACTTCTTAACGTATGGTGTAGCCGCTGACATCACAGAAAAATGGTTTATACTTAACGACCCAGACACAGAAGAAGCAGACCCCGCATTGGACCGCACTATTCAAGATGCGTTAACTCAATTGAAGTTCATGAAATATTTGACGGAAGCAGTTGAGTCAGAACGAACTTATGGCAAAAGCTATCTTGTATGTGGCTTCAACGACGCAAAAAACATTGCCAGTCTGAAACAACCCAAAGCTAATGGTAGCCAACTCATGCAGTTAGCAGTTTACCCAAGCACTAAGAACGGAACAAAAATCAAGGAAGTCACTGTAGAACAAAAAGACGAAGACAAAAACAGTCCACGCTATGGCGAACCAGTAATCTATAAGTTGCATCGAGACAGCGACTACTTGTTTGTTCATTACACCAGGGTCTGTGAAGTTCAGACTCGTAGTAACGCAACAAGCGTCTTAGACCCGATCTGGGATGACTTGAATTGTGGCAGAAACATCAGGTGGGGTGCAGCCCAATGGCTCTACCGTACTGGTGGAGGCTTTCCTGTTATGTCTTTTCCATCAAGCACAACCGCAGAGCAACTTGAGGCTTATCATGTTTCTGGGACATTCAGCAACTTAATGAGCAGAACAGGCATATTCATCGCCCAAAACAGCCTAACAGAAAACACAGGAATGACATTTGACTTTAAAGGCCCAAGTGGAGCCGCTCTTGACCCTACACCATTCTTCAAAACTAATATTGAACAAATCAGCATAGCCACTGGGATTCCTCAACCCAAACTTGTGGGCGCACAAGCCGGAGCAGTCACAGGCAGCGAAGTAAACGTTAGTGACTACTACAAAGTCATTAGTAGAGAACAAGCGAAACTTGAAGAAGTAGTCCGGTGGGTTATTGACCGACTTGCTGAATCTGGTCAAATAACATTAGTTAAATCTGCAACAGACAACGCAAAAGACAACTATCAAGTAAATTTGCTTAAACGCATGTTGCATAGGTTTGTTCGCAGGGATTACAGGCATAAAACAGCTAAAACCTACGTTATCGAGTGGAATCCCGCGAGTGAACCAAGCCAATTAGATGAGGCAAACGTGGAGATGATTAAGGCTCGGACTAACCAGAGTAAACTTGATTACATGACGAAGGACGAAGTCAGAGCTCTAGAAGGGTTGGATCCGTTGCCTAATGGTGAAGGCGCAGTTATGAAGCAACCTTTCACTCCTTTCCAAAAACCGCAACCTAATGACCCAAATAATCCTCAGCAACAGCAAGAACCAAATCAAAATGCAAACCCTAAAGGCAACTGACAAAAAGGAGAGGTGAAAAAAGTGAACAAGAAGAAAAAAGAATTAAATGATGTTTATTTCTACCTTATTCGCTCAAAAGAAATGAATGTATGTATCGAGAAAAGAACAGGTGCTCTTGTGGCATCCTATGCAACGGAGTAGAATGGCTAAATGCAAAGTCTGAAGACTCAAGATAAGTCTTGGATTCCAAAATGGATTCCTGAAGCATTCACCTTCTTCAGTAGCAGTGATGTGTGGAGTTCACAGGGAATATTCGATGAAAGAACATGTGAAAGGTGCGGTGACTTTGGGGTTAGTCCCTTATATCATGGTGACACTTTGCGTCTAGAGTTTTCTTACTTAGAAATTGTGGATATTGACCGCATTGACGTGATGATTCATCCGAATTGTAGGCATTGGCTTTCAAGGGTTTAACGAGGGTTGAATAATGCCTTATGCAGATGCTAAGAAGCAACGTGAAGCTAAAGCAAAATGGGCGAGAGAAAACTATGTTCGTCAGAAGGCTGAGACTAAAAATATTAAGGAAGAGAATGAAGTTTTGAAGGTTGCTCTCTTCTTAGCTACTCGAATGAAATGAGTAGAGGTTTTTAACAGGAATACCTAGGGTAAACGCCTCAAAAGTAGGCAATCATAATGCAGTTGACAACAAAAACCAAATGGTTATTCGCCGACAAAACCTTGAGACTACGCCACGAAATCGTGAAAATCTTGGCTCCAAAACTCTACGAAGGTTGCACCCAGTCAATGCCAGATGTTCCTAGACCGATGACGTTAGCTCTTAAACAGAATTTCAGGTCTAAACCGTTAACTGGGGCAGAAGTAGGCGTAGCGCAAGGAAAAAACGCTTTAAGTCTATTAACCATTTTGCAACTGCAAAAACTGTATTTGATTGATCCTTACCTCCCCTATTTTGAAAACGGCGTACTCATTAATCCAATGTCCAACCAAACTCCAAAAGTATTATTGAGTAAATATCAGTACCCCGTGGTTTTCATTCATAAAACCCTTGAAGACGCGAAACCAGAGATTCAGGAGCCTTTAGACTTCATTTACATTGATGGAAACCACACTTACAGTTACGTTAAACATGACATCGAAAACAGTTACGCCCTAGTGAAAGAAGGCGGCTGGATAGGCGGACACGATTACAGTCAACACTCCACAGGAGTAATTCAGGCAGTAGACGAATTTGGAGAGAAACAGAAAGTTCACATTCACCTTTCTTCGCCTGACTGGTGGCTGATAAAAGAAAATGACTGTTGACGTAGTTTTATTAACCAAGAACAGCATGAACCCTTGCCTCAAAGAATGCGTTGAATCCATTTACAAGAATGTTCCTGTGAACCACCTCATCGTTGTAGATGGCTGGTCAACAGACGGAACCATAAGACTTCTTGAATCTTACCCTGACATTCAGTTAATGATTAGTTGTCATGGAAATAGGGCGGTTGCCCGAGATTTAGGATACCATTTGGTTGAAACAGACTGGTTCGTATCAGTGGACAGTGACGTGGTTTTAGGTGATGGCTGGTTCAATGATATATGGCAACATGTGGCGGATGATGTTGGCGCAATCGAAGGTTTTAACACCACAGTCTTCGACAAAGACTACAATGACTACGTTTCCGTAGTTGGTAAAAAAAGGCAACATTGGATTCCACTCTTAACAGGCGGCGCATTAATCAGAACCTCCACAGTGAAAGACAGCACAATCCCAAAACACCTTATTTTTTGGGATGACCAATATATTAAGACTCACATTGAAAAACAAAATTATAAATGGTTATTTGTTGATTCTCCAGAGGCAATCCACTTCAAAACCACGTCTAGCCTAATTAAAGACGCTTATTCCAGCGGATACATGAACTATAAAGTGCACAGCAAAACCGTTGGTGAAGCCGTTTTTGCTTTAATCACGATTTTGCCCAAGCTCCTCTACACTTTCATGAAAACTCGAAACCCAAAAGTGTTCAAGCCTAACTTGAAACTTCAATGGCATTACAGTTTCGGAGTGTTGAAAGCATGGAGCAGAAGTTAACTTCACAGTCACAGAGGTAAAATAAGATGCAAGTCGAATTGGACAAAGTTGAGAAAAGAGGCAACCAATGGTGCGTAGTTCACTGCCACGGTGAAGAAGCAGGAGAAGTCATCAAATGCTTTGATACAGAAGAGGAAGCGCAAGCAATGCACCGCGTCATAGAGGCTAGCAAACACAGTGGTGATCAGCAAAGGAAAATAGGTTTCGATATCGTAACCCTAGACCCTAAAATCTTGTTAGACGATGACAAATACTTAGTTATGCCCGCAGTCATCGCTTCAGAAATAGTTCATCAATACGATGATGGTTGGGCTTACAAACCCGCAGACGAACTAGAAAAAACAGCGAAAACAGCCATGGATATAGGTTCACTTCCACTCAAGATATTATCACACCCCACTGAAGAAACCAATTATCTCCTACTCAAACAAAGCGACGTTCATGGTAGGGCCGAGAACTTCCAATTCGTAAAAAACCTAATCGACACCAAAACAGGTCGCCCCATGCGCAGAGGAATCAAATCAGACCTTCGCTGGTTCAAAGACAGAGTACCCTGCAACATCATAGAGCAAATCAAAAATAACACACTCCATGATGTCAGCATAGGCTTCACATTCGACACGGACAAAACACCTGGTGAATGGGAAGGTACAAAATACGATTATGTTCAACGCAACATATTCCTCAACCATGTAGCCGCACCAATTGAAACTGGTCGTTGCCCCGGGCCCATCTGCGGAATCGGATTCGATAAGAATCAAAAATATGGGTTAGATGAGGCAACATTGAATAGTTGCCCAGTTTGCCGTAGCATTGCGGATGTTGGGTTGTTGATTGCTTCTAAACGATTGGGCATTCAGTATGGATCAGAAGTTGTTAAGGTTATTCTTGGGCAACCATTAATCAAGTTACCAGAATCAAATATTGACAAAGATTTTGCTGAAGCCTTCAAGAAATTAAAATCGCAGTTACAAGGTTAAGGTTAACCGACTGGTTGCGTAGTTGAATATTCAACCCGTTAACACCTCCCTGTTTCATGGAGGACTTCCGCCAAGTTAACCTCAGAATAATATTCACTCCCTCACCATATAAAATTAGTGGTTACAAACGTAACAAAACTCCACCGAGATGATGGTGGTTCACGTCGTCAGACGTGACTAAACTAAATTGTTCCCGAAGCGCAACAGGGACACCGTTTTGGGCGCAAGAAACAAAAAATTTAGGAGAAAAAGAAAATGTCACAAGACCAAAAACCACAAACAGACGCAGACCTAATCAAACAAGTTGAAATGCTTAAAGGACAACTAAAAACCCGTGAAGATCAACTAAGACAGGCTATAGACATTGCAAACAGAGCTAATGTGGAGAAAGAAGCTCGTAACGAAGCGGAAAAAGAAGATTTAATCAACCGCTTAGTAATTGACAGCAAATACACTCGTGAAGACCTAAAAGACAAACCCCTTGAGGAAGTACGCATCATAAAGACTGCTGTTGACAAGAGCATTGACAAAACTTTTGCATCAGTAGCTGCTGACATGGCAGAGCAAGACCGCAAGACAGCACCACTATTCACTATTGGAAAATGGGATTACAAAAAGCAAGATTGGGTAGGAGGCATATAAAATGGTAGTTACAGAAGCATCGCAAGTGAAACCAACCAACAAAATCGTTTGGGACAGCAAAAACCTCCACGTCCAAACCAAACACGTTGAAGCAGGCACAAGCATATTCCCAGGACGCTTAGTGAAAGTAGGCGCAAACGACAACGACGTAATAGTTGCCACAGCCGCATCAGTAGTAGTAGGATGGGCTGGATACGAACAAACGATGAAGAAATGGCGTCCAGCCACAGTTGACACAACCTACGTTACAGATGATCAAATCGCAATAATTAATGGTCCTGGCATAGGAATTGTCGGCAGTCTAGCGATTGGAGCAACCACAGTCAAAGGCACACCATTAACCCAAGCAGCCGCAGGTGAATTAACAGGTGCAGCAGTCGCAACCGATTTTATAGTTGCCCTAGCCGAAGAATACAAAGCAGAAAGTGGTTCAGCATCACAGGATATCATGGTACGGAGTATGATCTAAAATGAACACCCTAAGAAACGTTGGAAGAGACGAACCCTTAACCGTGGAACAAGGATTAGCACTCAGACAAGCCGCAGTGTTCGCTGCAAGACGCTCATTCGTGGGACGCAAACTATTTGGAAACGCCACACGCAGAATTGACAGTGGAGCACAAACCTTCGGCTACGACGTAATGACAGAAGTATCAACCGCCGCTTTCGACTACAACTGGCCCGGTAGAGAATCACAGGACATAGTGAACTTAGCTCGCACAAGCGTTGCGATACCCAACTTGCACAAAGAATTTGAAATCAATAAACTTGATCTTGCAAGTTCAAGGATGACGGGTGCACCAGTGAACACGACAACCGCAGAATCCGCAGCCTACAAAGTCGGTTACCTAGAAGACAGTATGCTCATTAACGGCTACACTGCTGACGCCACAGTCTACGAAGTCAGTGGCTTATACAAGTCAGCACTCAACACAGTGGGTGGAGCAGACTGGGCTACATTGACAAACATCAATAAGAACACCAACGAAGCCATAGCTGCACTGTTGGCTGACGGCGAATTACCACCTTACAACGCAGTTCTATCCGCTGAAACATACGGGTACACACTTGGGTTCGTATCAGGAACCGCAGTATCCTACCTTCAATGGATGAAAGAGGCAATGCAGGGTGGAAGTGTCTACATGTCGCCAGTGCTCACTGATGGAACAGGCATGCTGTGCACGGCTAATCCAGAAGGCAAGTTCGAGTATGTTCTCGCTGAAGACTTGACTGTTGAAACAGAAACCTTAGACATTCAACATGGTCAAAACTTGTTTGGCAGAGTCTATGTGCGTGGTTTACCAATAATCTACGATACCAACGCAATCTGCACTATGACTGGTTTGACGTAAATTGAGGTTGCTATTGTGCAACTTCTTCCCCATTTTTTGTTTAGGAATTGAGTTTGAGAGGTGAAAATCATGTCAACCCCCACAGATGAAAACCCAGAAGAAATTGAGAATCACATTGAGGGATCAACATCAATAGAAGAACAAGCTGTTGAAGAAATAACAATCCCTGTTTCAATTCCAGATACAGAACTCGCTTGGGTTAAACCCGAAACTCCTGATGACATAGTGACAGTTGAAGTAATACTGGGCACTGTTGTACTTGATGGAGAACGTTATGAGAAAGGACAAACATTCCAAACAACCAGAAAACGAGCATCATCAATAGATCAGAAGTTCATCAAAATTGTTTAGCCTCTGGTGCGCAGGTCAACTTGGGAACTGCCCGCCTCATCAAGCCAAAAAACGAATCAGATTCACATGCCTACACTGTATTTGGAGACGTGGGTTCTATGAAAAATGGACTTCGCCTCCTTACTGGATTAAGTATACCTATAGGTCAGTGCATGAGACGAAAATTGTTGATGTCTTCAGGTATGATGGGAAAGAATATAGTGCTTGCAACGGTAGAAAACTGAAGGTTACTGAGCATTATGCCCTATTCATTGATCCAAGAGGATTATTCACAAGCTTAAGATGCGCAGTAATAGTCACATTGGATTCTCTTATGAAACGAATTGGGTATGGTAAACCGTGGGCTGAAATCTGCGAGTTAATGGCAAGCATGACGTTCAGTTGGTGAATGAAAATGAGTTTGCAAGAAGCAATCGGATATATTCTTGAGAAACTCCTTGGGGTTGATGAAGATTTATTGATGGTGATTCATGATGGATGAAAAAGAAACTCTAGCCACAATCAAAGACAGTCTTATTCAACTTACACCAACTGTAGAGTTAGATCAACTACGCAAGAAAATAGAGGTCTTGAAAGACTCTATCCCTATCATCGTAGATTTAATCGGGGTCTACAATGACTTGACAGTTTATCTTAATGCCCAGAAAACTCAGACAGATCTTATCAGCAAATTGGAATCCTTTGAGCATGATCTTCACAACTTAAGTATTGAGTCAGAAGATAACTTACATAAGATTTCGAGTGTCCAAATAAGACTTGATGAAAGGTTAAGTCAACTTGACCAAGCAGAGGCTAAGTATCAACAGTTGATTGAACATGTTGATGTGGTTTTAAATCAACTTGAAACTGTTTTGAAGCGACTTTAAAATTCTTAAGGTGATATAATGGTAGGAATAAAACATTCAGTAGTTGCTACTTCGCCAAATGATCCCACGAAAGAAGTTAGCACAACCGCTTGGAATGGAGAACATGTTATAGATGATGTCTCTATTCCACTTAGTAAACTAGCGAGTAACCCTATTCCAACAGGCGTAATCTGTATGTGGTCAGGGTTACTCGCCAATGTTCCATCTGGTTGGAGTCTCTGCGACGGTTCAAGTGGCACACCTGACTTACGAAGCAAATTCATCTTAAGCGTAGACGCAAGCGAAAACCCAGGCGCAATAGGCGGAGTCAGTAGCCTAACCCATTCTGGAACAGCAGTAACCAGTCACCCTGCCACAGCAACGAGCCAAGCAAGTGCAGGTGCAACACAACGGGGAACAACTGCGTCAACGTTGACTTTGCTTGTGCATACCCATAACACACCAGTTCTATCTCATTCTGTCACTCAACCCTCAGCCCATGCAGACAGTAGACCACCATTCTACAAGTTAGCTTTCATAATGAAACTTTGAGGTTCACGTTAAATGCCTCTCTTCGATTCACAAATATTCAGTAGCCCCCCATTTGATGTTGGTGAGGTTAGTGAACAACATAACAAATTATTTTTTGATTCTTTAACTGCCACAACCATTCATTTTCATTGTCCTGACTGCGGAGAAACTGATTATTCCCAAAGATATTGGTTTAACCAAGATAGGGTGGTTGGAACTATATATTATCCGATTCCAACTCACATGAATGTTGCTACTGGTGTGCAATGTATTGGAAGTGGAAAAACCATTAAATTAAATATCACCACATCTAGAGT